AGATATCTCAATTATCTCATAACCATCCTGCAAAAAAATATATTGTTGATAGAAAAATACCTCCAAATACTCATTATAGAATTTATTATTCACCTACATATTGTAATTGGGTGAATGAATTTGTTCCAAACAAATTTGATGAAAAAGTTTTGAGGATGGATGAACCTAGAATTGTTTTTCCGTTTATTGACTCTAAAGGATATGTGTTTGGTTTTACTGGTAGATCAATACGTAAAGAATCTACTTTACGTTATATAACAATTGTTCTTGATGAAAGCAAAGATAAAATTTTTGGTGTAGACTCAATAAATAAAAACAAATCTGTCTATGTAGTTGAAGGACCAATTGATAGTCTTTTCCTTGAAAACTGTATTGCCATGGCTGGTTCAGATGTTCGACTAGATGATGTTGCAGTGAAAGAAAATCTTATCATAATTTACGATAATGAGCCAAGAAACAAAGAAATAGTTGGCAAAATAAACAAAATGATTGATAATGGGTATCGAGTTTGCATTTGGCCTAGCCACATTGAACAAAAAGATATCAATGATATGGTTATGAGTGGTATGAGTGGGGCTGCAGTACAATACATTATCGATCAAAATACGTTCAGCGGTCTATCAGCAAAGATGCGTATGAACCAATGGAGCAAAATATGAAAAATAACCGTGGTTATGTTTCTACTGTATGGGAAGAAGATGATGAATTCTATATCACTTTACCAGAAGAAGTTATTGCAAAATTAGGCTGGAACCCAATGGATACATTGGAATGGACAGTAAACGAAAAAAATGAAATAATGATAACAAAAATTCTGACTTATAAGAAAGAGGTACTTACAAATGATGGCTAGTATTCAAGTTACAAAAAGAGACGGAAAAAAAGAACCTCTTGATCTAAACAAATTCCATAAAGTAGTCGAATGGGCATGTGCAGGTATCAATAACGTTTCTGAAAGCGAAATTGAACTCAGATCACACATTCAGTTTTACACGGGTATCAAGACAAGTGATATTCAAGAAACCTTGATTAAGGCTTCGGCTGATCTTATCAGTGAAGAAAATCCGGGATATCAGTATGTCGCAGGTCGATTGATTAATTATCATTTACGTAAGCAGGTTTATGGTGACTATAATGTTCCTCACCTTGCTGATCATATTAGTAGTGTCATTGATGCTGGATATTATGATCGTGATATAAAAAACTATTATAATTTTGACGAACTGTGTACACTAAATTCGTATATTGATAATGAGCGTGACTTTTCTATCGCTTATGTTGGTATGGAACAGTTTCGTGGTAAGTATCTTTTACGTAATCGTGTAACGGGTAAAATTTATGAAACGCCTCAAATGGCATACATGCTTATTGCTATGGTGCTATTCAGAAACTATCCTAAAGAAACACGTTTGAAATGGGTAAAGGATTTATATGATGCGACAAGCTTATTTGAGATTTCGCTGCCGACTCCTATTATGGCGGGTCTCCGCAGTCCTCAAAAGCAATTCAGTTCGTGTGTACTTATCGAAACTGATGACTCGTTGGACTCAATCAATGCCACTTCTTCTGCCATTGTTAAGTACGTTTCTCAAAAAGCTGGTATCGGTATTGGTGGCGGTAGTATTCGTGCTATCAATTCTCCCATTCGTAATGGTGACACTTCTCACACTGGTGTTATCCCTTTCTTCAAGCACTTTCAATCGGCGGTTAAAAGTTGCTCTCAAGGAGGTGTACGAGGTGGTGCGGCAACTCTCTATTATCCGCTTTGGCATCTGGAAGTAGAAGACCTTCTTGTATTGAAGAATAATAAGGGTACTGAAGATAATCGTATTCGCCATCTTGATTATGGCGTCCAGTTCAATAAGGTGATGTATGAGCGACTTCTTACTGGTGGTAATATTACTCTATTCAGTCCTAATGATGTTGCTGGCTTGTACGATAGCTTTTTTGTGGATACAGATCGCTTTAGAGAGATTTATGAAAAGGCAGAACGTAATCCAAAGCTTCGAAAGAAAGTAATTCCTGCTATTGATTTGTTCTCATCGTTTATGCAAGAGCGCAAGGATACTGGTCGTATCTACTTGATGAACGTTGATCATGCTAACGATCATAGCTCTTTTGTAAAAGCAGATGCTCCTATTCGTCAGTCAAATCTTTGCTGCGAAATTACTTTGCCAACCAAGCCGCTGAATGATATTAATGATGAGAGTGGAGAAATTTCGTTATGCACACTAGCTGCAATTAACTGGGGGAAGATACGTGATCCTGCTGACTTTGAGCGTCCTTGCACTCTTGCTGTTCGTGCTTTGGATGAACTTCTTGACTATCAGGATTATCCGGTCCTTGCGGCTAAGAATTCTACAATGGCACGTAGACCCTTGGGAGTTGGTATTATTAATCTTGCTTATTGGCTTGCTCGCAACGACCTTAGCTACCAGCATATTGATAATGATGGGTTGAACAAGCTTCATTCATTCGTTGAAGGTTGGTCTTATTATTTGATTAAAGCATCTATTGATCTTGCCAAAGAAAAGGGTGCATGTCCTAAGAGTGGAGAAACAAAATATGGTAATGGGATTTTTCCGATTGATACTTACAAAAGAGATGTTGATGAATTGGCTTCCCCGCAATACCGTTTTCCATGGGAAGAATTGGCTGATGCAGCAAGGAAGTATGGAATCAGAAACTCAACTCTCATGGCGCTCATGCCATCTGAAACATCAGCGCAGATTAGCAATTCGACGAATGGAATTGAGCCTCCACGCTCGCTTGTATCCATTAAGCAATCAAAAGATGGAGTGCTTAAACAAGTTGTACCCGAAGTCAGAAAACTTAAAAAGAAGTATGATCTATTGTGGGACCAGAAGTCGCCAGAAGGCTACCTCAAAATCTGTGCTGTTCTCCAAAAATTCATCGATCAGGCGATTTCGGTCAACACGAGTTATAATCCCCGTTTCTACGATGAAGAAAAAATCCCAATGAGTGTGATGCTACAACACTTGTTAATGCATTATAAGTATGGTGGAAAGACACTGTATTACTTCAACACAAATGATGGTGCTGGTGAATATGAAGAAAAGCCATTGGCTGCTGGTAAAGTTGCCGAAGAAGATTGTGACTCTTGTAAAATTTAAAAAGTAGGATATTTTTAGTGGGAAAAATAATTTTACTTCATGAAATATATGAAGTGCGTAAACGAAAAGAAGAAGAGTTAGCTTTCTATCATGAGCAACTTGAAATTTTAAAGAAGAAGATGTTTTTTATTCAGAAGGATATTGATATAACAAACCTTTGTATCGAGATTATTGAAAATGAAAAGGTAGTCGATATAAAAGAGTTGGTAGAAAAAAAGAAATGAGCAAGTGGAGGCGCAAATGACTTTTATTGAAAATGAAATATACATAGATCGTGATAATACTCAATATAGATATATTGAACGTCGTGGTGGTGTTACAGTATTCATGAATTTAACAACCAATGAACGTGCAATTCGAAATAGTGTTGGTCGTTTTAGATGGGACGACCAAGATACATCTATTGATATTATTGGAAAGTTAGATGAGTAGTATTGTTCGTATTGATCCACCAATTCCTCTCATGACACCAAAGGGGCGAGCGATTGCCCACTTTCTTATTGATACAGGTATTGAAAACGATCTTCAGTGGGTATGTGTTCAAGACGATACTGGAGAATGTTGGACGTGGGAAAATGCTCTAATCAGGGCGAGAGTAAATAAAACCGCAGGAAGAACAAACATTTCAAAAATTGGTGGTGCAAATGAAAAGTCCAAAAAGAATGACATTTGAAGAAATTTTTAATAAACTAGAATACGGAGAAATCATTATTGTTCATTTAAAAGAAACAATGGATGCTAAAATTTTAGATATTAAGAGAATGAAACTGCACGAAATTCCAGATGGATATTTAATATACGATAAACGAAAATTTAAGAGGCATGTATAATGTTTGAAGTTACTAAACAAAATTATCATATTTTTCTTACACACCATGGAATGAATGTGGAAGTTGCTCAGTATGTAGTAAAGACACACTACAACTCTGAAAACTATAAAAATTTGTTATCTGTTCGATTGTGGGTAGATGCATCAAGAATGTTAATCCGGGAAGTACACGTATGAGCTATTCAGTATTCGATTCTACCAACAAGAAAGATTCTACGCAGGTAAATGCATTTTTTGATGATGTTCCTACCATTGCACGTTATGATAGGCAGAAATATGCATGGGTAGAAAAACTCACGGATCGTCAACTTGGTTTCTTTTGGCGTCCCGAAGAAATTGATATTTACAAGGATTCAAAAGATTTTAAGGAACTAACTGTTCATGAGCAACATATTTTTACCTCAAATCTAAAACGTCAAATCCTCCTTGACTCAGTACAGGGTAGAGCACCAACAATGGCATTTGGACCTATTTGTAGCTTGCCTGAACTCGAAACATGGATTACGACGTGGACTTTCTCAGAAACAATCCACTCACGAAGCTATACGCACATCATACGAAACATTTATTCAAACCCATCAAAAGTCTTTGATGAAATAATGGACATTCCTGAGATTACGGAATGTGCTGGCGACATCAGTAAGTATTATGATGATCTGATTTTTTATAACAACAATAAATCAACATTTGGATATGGATTTTCTGTAGAAACCGATTATGGGGACCACATTTTATCGGCTTATGATCATAAGAAAGCACTATGGCTTGCTCTTATGTCAGTGAATATTCTTGAGGGTGTTCGCTTCTATGTTAGCTTTGCCTGTTCATGGGCATTCGCTGAAGTCAAAAAGATGGAAGGTAATGCAAAGATCATTAAGTTGATTGCTCGTGATGAGAACCTTCATCTTGCTGGCACACAACAGTTACTTAAGGCATTGACTAAAGAAGACGAAGACTTTTCTAAGATCGCAGAAGAGACTAAAGATGAATGCATCAAGTTGTTTGTCGATGCAGTAAATCAAGAAAAGTTATGGGCAAAGTATCTATTCAAGGATGGCTCGATGATCGGTTTAAATGAGCATTTGCTGTCTGAATATATAGAGTGGATTGCCAATAAGAGAATGACCGCTGTTGGATTGCCCACTACATACAAGGGTGGAAGTAATCCATTGCCTTGGACACAAAAGTGGATCAGTGGTTCTGATGTGCAGGTGGCGCCCCAGCAAACTCAAATAACTTCATATATTTCTGGTGGTGTAAAGAAAGATGTTAATGGTGACACGTTTAAAGGTTTCTCTCTTTGATATGGTACATTCCAGAATTATACAATAAAATTGGGTTTGAGGTTCCAGTAATCTCAGACCCCGATCTCATACAAAACTATTGTGAATATAATTGTGATTCATATATATCTAGATTTGGTGGAGAAAAAATAGAAGGAGTGTATGTTCTTAGACATAATAATCTCGATATGTATCAATTAGTGAGACATTTTATCATATATGATGGAAAAGATTATATCGATATCACACCATTTGATGATAGGAGAGATACTAATTATTTCATACCAATTAAAATAAATACTTATAACTTGTTTATTCAATCTCTTGATATTATAAATAATAGTATAAATCAGGAGAATGAAAATATGTATTACGTATATTGTTATATTGATCCAATAACAGATCAACCTTTTTATGTTGGTAAGGGAACTCAAAAAAGAGCCTACACTCACATGTATCATCCAAGAGATACATCCAAAAATAAAAACAAAACTAGATTTAAAAATAAAATTGAAAAAATGAAAGAAGAAGGTATTGAACCAAAAATAATATTTCTCGCTCAAAACATTCAAAATGAAAATATTGCTTATGATATTGAGGAGAGTTTTATTAAACAATACGGGCGTAAGGGATATGATACTGATGGAATTCTATTGAACATATGTGAAGGTTCTCGTCCCCCAAATCATAAAGGAAAAACATACAAAGACATTTATGGCGAACAGGCGGAAGAACAAAGAGAAAAGAGACATAAATTACAGTTAGAAGCTGGCGGATGGTTCAAAGGTCACAGACATTCCGAAGAAACTAAATTAAAACAAAAAGAAAGAAGTGTTGGATTAACTAACGCCAACTCTTCAAATATAACTGAAGAAGAATTACTACAATCAGGTAAAATGTTTTGTGAACATTTCTACCATAAAATTTCATCTAAAAAGTGGATATGGTGGTGTGGAACCAATAATATTCCAACGCTCAGAAAAACTTTTCGATTTGACGGTAAAGATATTTTAGATGTGTTTGTTGAAAAATTTAATGCTGTTAAAAAATTCGATTCTATGTTATGGTTTTATAATCCTGAAACAAACCATAAATGGAGATGTTTGGATTGGGAATTGACATATACGTCACCTCCTCAAGGATTTATTAGAGGAAGAGGAAAAATAAAATGATTTCTTTTGTTATACCTTGCTATAACGAACAATTTTATATTGCATATTGCATTCAATCTATTAAAAAAGAAGCTGCATCAATTCCTCATGAAATAATTGTTGTCGATAATAATTGCACTGATAATACCGCAGAGATTGCATTTCAAGAAGGTGTGATTGTTGTTCCTGAAAATCAAAAAGGTGTGGTGTTTGCCAGACAAAAAGGTTATGAAATTGCAATGTATGATCTCATTGCAAACATTGATGCTGATTCAAGATTGTGCAAGGGTTGGATCGAGACCGCATTAGCCGAGATAAATACGGATGATGTGATTGCTGTTACTGGTCCATTAGTTTATGATGATGTTTCGAAAACAATGACAGTAATGACCAAGTTCTATTATTATCTTGCATGGTTCAGTAACAACTATATTGGAGTTTTCCTTCAAGGAGGTAATGCTCTCATCAAGAAATCTGCGTTAGATAAAGTAAATGGATATGATACGTCTATCGCTTTCTATGGCGAAGATACGATGACAGCAAAGAGACTTCAAGAATTTGGCCAAATTAAATTCGCTATGAAGTTAAAACTACATTCATCTCCAAGGAGATTAAAAGATCAGGGTGTATTGAAGACGACTTGGTTATATCTATCTAATTATTTTTCCGTGACATTCAAAAATAAATCCACTACAAACGACTACAAGGATTTTAGATGAAGTCATATAAAACAGTATTCATTTCAGATCTACATTTGGGCACAAAGATGAGTCGAGCAGATCAGTTGCTCAACTTTATGAAAACATTTGAGTGTGAAAAAATATATTTGGTTGGTGATATTGTTGATTGCTGGGCTATGTCAAAGAAAAATATATGGTCTCAGTTTCATAATGACGTTGTTCA